CCCGCTATTCGCAGATCATCAAGAGACGACTTCCATCGTCCCTTCTTGGCCGTGTAGTAGGTCCCCCCTCAACCCCGCCCCGTAAAGGGTCTAGGAAGAGGGAGTCCCATCGGCGTAGTGTCGATTCCCATACTGCTGCCTGGCAGGCAGTATGGGCAGGTTTCGTTGCCAGTGGTTTTTCGCAACAACATGGTTGTTGGGTCTTCAGGTCTTGGGTAACCAAGTCCGGTCCACGATCTGTCGATTGGATATGCGATAGAGTGAAAGCTCTTTGCATCTCCCTCCGTGACGTTTGCCTCACGGACCGGGAGGTCGGCTACGTGGATGAAGTCCCAAAGGAGCTCCAGAAATGGCTTCGACGTTTGGGGAGGCGGGACGCCCGCCGCATCCTGGCTTTCACCAGATGCGCCCGGGCCTTGCCCGTTGCGTCTCCCCGACGCGTTTCTGAAGCTCTTGTCAACCATGCCAAAAACATTTCCCAGCCGGTGGAAATCTCGCCAGGGGTCATGGCGGAGATCGAAGAGTCCATCGCGGTAAGACTGGGAAATTCGTTGCGAAATCGTGCTTGGAGACATGCACCTACATCTAAGAACGCTGTTCGTGAGAGCCCTGGCTCGAAGGGTGGATACGACGCATACCTTCAGGACCTCGTCCTGAAGGAGCTCACAGTCGGACTGGAGGGGAGTTACACGTTCCAGGACGTGCCCTTCCTTTGGTCCGTCTTTGAGGGACGCCTGCTGGAGGCGAACCGTCGTATCCCTCCCTTCCCAGGGAAAGACTCTCTCATTAACAGGCTGCTCAAGTCTGTGCGTCACGGGATCGCGAAGACCCGGGGCGAGTACGTTGAACTCTTGCAAGGGTTTGGAACCTTGTTGTCGATGGAAGAGTTTTACGCCCTCGGGAGTGATCACAGCCGCGTGCCTGTGCACGCCGCGACGCCTCTCGCTGAGCAGGGATGTAAGGTGCGTGTCATTACCGTTCCTCCTGCTGCTATCTTTACTGCAGGTGACATTGTACGGAAGGCCGTGTTTCCCCGTCTTAGAAAGAAAGACAAACGATTGCGTGATATCAACAAACGCATTTCGTCTGATGGGGTAATTGATGGCCTTAATGTCACCGCGCGTGGTGATTGGCAGTGGCTTTCTGCCGATTTGACTAAGGCGACTGATGGGTTCGGGCATGGTGCTATTGAGGCCGCTGTTCGAGGCCTTGGCAGGGCAGGGTTGTCCCCGCTTTACCTTGACGCTGCGCGTCGATCCCTTGGAATCGGCGAGCAGAAGCACTATGTCCGTTACCTTAAGTCGTCTTTCACCAAAAGGCAGCAGTGGGAGGAAGTCGCGGCACTCGGTGTTGTTGGGGGGGTTGTTGGTGGAGAATTTGTGAACGTCCCTATGAACAGGGGATGCTTGATGGGAACTCCGTTCTCTTTCACAGTTCTCTCCCTCCTCAACGGTGTTGCGGCAGAAGTGTTGGGCCCGACGACCGCCATTACAGGCGATGACGTCGTTTCGCTCACTATGCCGCACCGAGTGTCTGCCTATGCACAGTTTGTAGCTGACATAGGCAGTGGATTGCATCCGGGGAAGTCTTTCTTTGGCAAGAAGGGTTGGACGTTCTGTGAAACGTTCGCGTTGACCAACGGGGCGGAGCCCCCCCGGTCGTTCAACCCTTATCCCCTTAAGCAATTCATGCGCGACGGTAATGGGGTTATGGACAAGGGTAACTACTTTGCACCGCAGTGGAAAGCAATGCGTCGTGTAGCCCGAGTCCTTTGTAAAGGAGTGAGATCTAAGGCTCGCCGCCTTCGGCGTCCGCCTGAGCTGCCTGTGGCTCTCGGTGGACTTGGCCATCCTAGCAAAGGGATGCGCGACATGCCGAAAGTGGTTCGCTCGCAACTTTACAACCTGGTCATTGGCCAGTGTAACCCCTCCAAGTACGCTGCTCGTGTCGATGTGTTCTTCTCTCCCTGCGACCGGCGCGGGTTTGAGAGTGTGCGCGAAGAGGTGATGGAAGACTTTGACGGTGAGGAGCTGTCGCCCCATTGTCTTCCACCGGAAGGGACTCTTCGCGTCACAAACCGTGTGCTCCGTGCGTGGTGCTCTCGCATCACGCACGAGACGTACTGGGCACACGGGGGACGTTATCGACCTTGCAGACCACAAAACATGAAACCGGGTACCTTGAAGCTCCCACCTCCTAGTGAACGCCAGTTTGATCGTCGAAGCCCATGGACTCACGTCCTGGACTTGTGGCGTTCGAAGCTTGACGAGGAGGGCCGGGCGGTACCAATCGATATTGCGCTTGAAATCCGGGGGTTTACCCCTCCAAGCGCTGTAACCACTGTTCGTGGGTACGGCGAGAATGTTGCCCCCCGATAGGTGCCTGCACCTTAACG